TCGAACGTGCAAGAATGGACGCTTTGCGTTTTTACCCATTACTTGGTCGTATACTGAAGTAGAACCGGCAGGGACTAATAGTCCGTTTACTGCTCCACTTGCTAATCCACCACGCATAGTTGGGTCGTTTAGGTATTTCCAATCAGACTTGTAGAAGTCATATCCTCTACGGAATCCTGTGAAACCTAAGTTCAATGCCATATCTTTCTCGTTGTCAAATAGACCATAAGATACACCACCGGCAGCGTTGCTTGATTGAGCAGCTAACATATCGTCAATGTCAAAAGAGAAATCTCTGTTAACAAATACTACGTTCTCTTCAATTGCACCTTGCTTGTCAAGTCTTGAGATAATACTATCCCACTCAAGAAGAGTAGTTGGGCTACCTCCGCCCCATACGTTTCCTCGGTTGTTAACAGCGTAGAATATACCTTCAGAACCTTTAAATCCTAAAGCTGCTGCACCACCTGCTACAGCACCTGCTGCGGGAACTGCTTCAATCATTGAAGTTTCCAAGTAGTCATCGAATCTCAAACGAGTTTCGTGCTCAGACTTTAAGTACCATAGGTATCCGTTAGCTCCATTTTCAGTAGTTACTTCAACCCATCCAATTTGTGCCATATCAGAACCTGATACTGCGTATTTATCTTTGATGATGATTGGGTTGTTCTCGAAGATGAAGTCGTCAGATTCTAATGAACCATCCATTCCTTCAGTTCCTTTTTTGAACTCAGAACCATAGATAAATACAGTAAGAGTATCTGTAGCCGCATAACTCTGTCCTAATGCTTCGTAGTAAGCTACGCTAAAAGTACCTGCTGCTGTGTTAACTGCTGTTACGATACCTTTGTTAGAACCTGCTACTCCTGCATTATCAGAAATAAAAACTGTCTGTCCAATTCGTACTGCAATACCACCTGCTGTTAAGCCGATAGTTCCTCGGTTGGGTACAAGTGGGTCACTTACTGTGATAGTTGCGTTGCTAACTCCGGCTGCTGAACCTGAAGCACAATCAACGTACTTAGTGTGTAGTCTTCCTTGCTCTGCCCATTTGATAAGGTCTGAGTTAGAAGGCATTTCAGCTCCAACCATTCTAAGGAATGAGGAGATTGTTCTGTTTCCATAACGCTCGAATTCTTTCTCGTAGGTATCAGGAAGATACTGATTCAAGAAGTCGAAGTTAGTGATGTAATTTGTACTCAACGGTACTTGTTGAGCACTTGGTTGTAAGTCAAACCCGGGGGTTGCTAATACTGCCATAATTTTTTTTCTTTTTTTTTTAAATGTTAAACTTTTTTATTAATTATCTTTTCCTAATCTTTAAACCACGACCTGAGTCATTGTTCAAAGATTTAATTTGCATACCTGATTTCGCTTGTGTTACTTCAGGAGCAGAGCGAGTTGTCATATTGACATTTTTCATTTTCCTCATCTGCTCATCTGCCGAAGCACTCTTGCCTTGTTCGTAAAAGAACTTAGCAAACTTGTCAGGATGCATCGCCATTGCTAAAGACTTGTGGTATCCCTCCGCATCACTTATGATTCCATCTTCATCCAAAAACTTTTTAATAAAGTTTGAGGGGTCTGATTGACTCTTTCTAAGTTCAGCAGCATCTCCCGGTGAAAAAGAAATAGATTTGTCTTCGCCTAATTTGAACTCAAAACCTTTGAACTCGTTGAATACGTCATCTGTCTTTTTCGAGAACACCTCTCTCTTGCGAGAGTTTTGCTCATCTATCGTCTTAGCGTCAGCTATATATTGTCTATATTCCTCCAACTCTTTCGCTTCGCTATCAGGAAGACCATCCCTTCTCGACTCGAGAGGAACTTTGTATTTTTCCTGTTGCTCTGCAAAGTAGTCTTTGGCTTTAGCAATTGTCTTCTTTTTTGCTAACTTGGTTTTCTTAATGTAGCTATCGTCATCAATGTCCTCATCATAGGAATAATCCTCCATAAGAATGTCAATGTCTTCTGCATCCAACCCTTTCTCGGTTGCACTAAGATAATCTCGTAGCAGTTGGTCAGGCTCTGCGTCATCATAATTCTTTTGCAATTGCATAAAATCATTAATGCCACGACCTGTATCCTTTTTGTATTGTAAATACTTGGATACATCTTCAGGGAGAGGGTCGCTCTCCTCTCTCGCTTGATTAAACTCATCAAGTGAATTGATTTCTCTTCCGTATTTATTACCAATAAATTTAAGAACGTCTTCCTCAGTTAGCGTAGCCTCCTGAGATTGTGTTTCTACTTCTTTAGTCGGCTCCTCTACTTGAGGAGTTTCCTCTTGAACTTGAAGGTTTACCTTTGGTGTCTCTTGGACCTCAACATCAGGTGCTACCTCTTCGTTTAATTTTTCCTCGTGCTTCTCAAGTAATTCTCTTTCTATTTCTTGAGTTGACTTCTCTTCTCCGACTTCTACCGCTTTAACTTTAAATTCCATTATGTGTTTGATTTAATTGTTTGCAAATTTAGGCAAAATATATTATAGTTTTTTTTGCTCATTATCTTGGGTTAAACTCCGCAAAGTCAAAACCATCTAAGCTATCCTCGTTTGATTCAAAATTCAATGGAGGTAGATTATTCTTTCTTTGGTTAATTAACTTACTTTGCTCTGTATTCTGTTGGCTAATCCTATCCGACTTAGCACCCTCTCTTGAAGACTCTCTATCAGCTAACGACTGTGCATTCATCTGTGCCAATTGAAGATTAAGTTGAAATTCTTTATCCATCAACTGAGACTTTAACATAGCCTCGTTCTTCATCTTCTCAATCTCGAATGCTACGTCAGCCTGTCTGTACTGCATCTTAGCCTGAGTCTCCGCTTGTATCTTCATCTGAGCTGTCTGTGCCGCTAATTCTTGAGACTGAATTTGCTGTTGAGCTTGAATAGCCTGCTTCTGCATAGCCATCTTCTCTTCTCTCTCTTGCTTAGATATTCTCTTAACCTTTAGTAACTGATTGGCGAGTTTAAGATTTCTTATCTCTCTAATGTCAATAGCGTCCTCAAGGTTTATATCTCCCTTAGACAAAGCCATCTGAACATTCTGCTCAAGCATTGCCTTCTGCTCTTCATCAGGAGACATCTCGATGAATATTCCAAAGTCATATATATATAAGTCTTTGATATCACTTAGTATAGATACATTGTACTTGCCAATCTGATTTATAAACTCATCTTTAAAATCAGAGTATTGAAGGATGTCAGCTACCCTATACGTTATAGCCTCAGATAGACTCCTACATATATATAGGCTACCTTGCAATATATGCCTTGTGGCTACGTTAGAGTTTAACGCTGCTAACTTCTGTAATCCTACCAATGCATTAGGGTCAGGAGAGCTTCCGTCTCTTGCCTCATTAAGTCCCGTTACATTTCTTATTTGGTTTAGATAGTGATTGTAGTTAGTTAAAAGCATCTGAGTCTTTGATGCACCCGAATTAGAGTTAAGCTCCTGAATAGGAACCCTTGCATTATTAAACTCTCCATCTCCTGTATAGCTCCTTCCGATTACACTACCCGTTTGGAAGTATAACCTCAAAGCATCTTCAGGATTGTATGCTGCTCCTGTACCTAAGTCTACTTCACTTAGACCATCTGCATCAATAAATACACCATCAGGTACAACCCGTGATATAACCTGCTGTAGTTTTAGGTGAGTAATCTGAATCAAGTCAGCGAATGGTATCATCCTTCTAACTAAAGACTCAATAACTCCTTTATACATTCTTGGGGCAACACATACATAGTTAGGTATAGCGTGTTGAGTGGCAGACTGTGGTCGTACCATATTCTCCATCATATCCCACTTCAGTATAATATTAGTACCCATAACCATAACACCCTCATACCATACATCAATAGTCTTGGAAACCTTTTCAAATTTCCCTTCCTCTTGCATATCTTCAGGTGGGTTAAAGCTATCGTCTTTCTCGACCATAGATACATTACCATTATCCTTTACCTTTCTTTTATATACAACCTTCTTAGTGGTCTTATAGTTAAAGTAAAGTAGAGTCGCAGTATCTTTATAGAATATATCATCTTGTTGGAATTGAGCAACATCATAGTAGTCATACCAACTTTGAGAGTATTTAGATATTGTC